AACTGTCAATCCTTGGAATGGGATCGATTGTATAAACATATGACTCGATTTGGAACCACTAGATTTGTAGCTGGTGATTATGGTAATTTTGATAAATCTATGTTGTCATTATTTATAATGGAAGCATATCGTTTAATAGAAGAAATTCATAGGCTAAATGGATGCAGTGAAGAGCATATTAAAATTATTCATGGTATTGCTTTAGACACAGCATTTAATTTTCAAAATTTTAATGGGGATATAATTCAATTTTTTGGATCAAATCCTTCAGGTCATCCTCTGACTGTTGTCGTTAATTCCATTGTTAATGCTTTATATATGAGATATGTATATGCTAAATTAAATCCTAAAGGTTTTTATCCTGAGGATTTTAAAAAAGATGTAATCTTGATGACTTATGGAGATGATAATTTTATGAATGTTCGTCAAGGTTGTGATTGGTTTAATCATACTGCTATACAAAAATGTTTGGCAGAATTCGGTATTAAATACACAATGGCTGACAAAGAAGCTAAATCCATTCCATTTATTGATATTAAAGATGTTAGCTTTTTAAAACGAACATTTAGATTTGATGAGGATATGCAATGCTATTTGGCTCCATTGGAGCATGATAGTTTAAATAAAATGTTAACAGTTCAAGTCAAATCTAAAACAATTAGTGCAGAAGCACAAGCTTTGAGTTCTATTCAAAGCGCAATTCGAGAATATTTCTTTTATGGAAAGAAAGAATTTGAGAATCGAAGAGCTTTATTGCAAGTTATCATTCAGGAATCTGGACTAGATAATTATATGATTGATAATATTATCGATGATGAAGGTAATTTTATTCAATGTAATATTGAACTTCCAACATGGGAAGAATTGAGAGATTCTTTCTTCTATAATTCTAGACATATACAATAAATATGTCAAGGGGCTATACAACTATGTCCTTTAAACCAAATGTTGTATGTTATATGTAGTTACTGTATGTTTCAAATTATAAAACACTTACACGAAACTTAAGAATGGACTATGACATACACTTACCAGGGCGTTCCCCAAAATCTCTTTTTAGAGATGGTTTCGGTTAGTGGCCAAAAAAGTGTTTAACTTTACGTATAAAATG